ACCCATTCGATATAAGAAGTAACAACAGAGAAGTTTGATTCAACGATTTCGATTTGATCTTCAGCGTATGCAGCATCACCATAGGCACGAACAGTTGTTGAGTTTGAGTTTACATCGAACTTGATAAAGTTGTCAGTGTCTTCTTCAATGATCATACCAGAAGAAGAATTGTTTTGGATATAAAGTTCATCTTTGTAATGTCCTTCTGCCCATGTTGCCCAGCGTTCACGATTGCATAAAACAGTGGTCTCTCTTTGCACTGTGGTTTTGCCAGTCTCTGCTCTACGCTTCATGACCTCAGAAGTAATGAGATCTTCTACGTCAGAAACTCCTAGGAAAATTTTGTTATCAGTGTTGCTCATAATTTCTTTCAAATTAAATACATTATCTGCGGCATCCCATGTATGCCTACGAAGAAGTCTTTTTGTTTTAGACTGTTTTCGTTTTTTTACAAGATTAGAAAATGATTTTCTAATCGGTGGCCAGTCATTGAAACTAACTCTGTGTTCATGTAGTTCACGTATCCAATCTCTGATCGAGTGGTTGCTCATTAATATCACCTTCTATAAAATCATCTAGGGTTGACTCTTTTTTCTTTTTACGCTTTGCTGCTTTGCGTTCAATAAAGTCATCGAATTGCTGGTTGCTTTGCATAAAGTCTAAGTAGGCATTATGAAAGTGACCATCTTCATCTTGCTCTTGTAATTCAAAAGCATCATACGACATGTTTTGTATAAGTTTGTTTTTAATATAAGAGTGTTTCTTTTCTTTGGCAATCCTACGAATAAAAGCATAGTAAATAATTTGCGTAAAGTAAGCGAATGGGTTTGAGGATTTATCTGGGTCAAAGTTATCAATGTAGTGAATACAATTTTCGATCCCGTCTAGAATCATGTCATCTTTGTATGTGTAATTAATAAAATTGGGTTTATACGATAAGTGTGTTGCGATTTTCAAAATGCAATCGCCGATGTAATTGCTTACCATCGGCTTCGGAAGTCCCTTCTCTCTTGCGTCAATCACCGACGCTCGGTACTCCTTCATCGCTACTAAAAATTCGCCATTGTTTACATAGTGTGCCACATTGATGCCCTCATTTATTTACTTTAACCATTATACCTTATCAATGTGATAAAAGCAAGTATTATTGACTTGCATTTCTTGCAGAAAAATAAACTTGCTTTTTATTTGCCAACAGAGTATACTAACTGTGTTAGGGTTGATCGATAAAGGTTAATGTAATGTTTCGTTTCCTTCAATATAATACCTTGTCTCTTCCTCTTCTTCCTCGGTATCTCTCTCTATTCCTGCTATTGATTCTAGCATATCAATACGCTTCTGAATATCTTCCACAGTAAGTTCTTCCTGTATTCTCTCGATGTGTCCTGTTTTGTCTGATCGAACTAAAATAGTATGCTCATGTTCATCAACGATTCTGTTATAATGCGGAATCAACACATCATGTAATTTCTTTACAAACATAATATTAGTTTTGGGAATACGATAAGTTTTATCGTCAGAGAATTGACAAAGTGGTGCAGCAGTTACATGTTCATGCGCACTTCCATCATTAATAAAAGGGATCATGCGAATAACCATGGGGTAATGAAGTTCAACAGTAGTATCATCTTCATTAGTTAGTGTGGCCATTACCTGCTCGCCAGAGACAAGTTTCACGATTACGAAATGTTCATTCATAAATCGACCTCCACTAATTTTATTTCAAACTGCTCTTCAGCATAAGTTTTGTAGCGTTCAGCTGCATGATTAAGAGTATGATTCTTCCATGACTTCCAATGAAGATCATCTGCAATATCATATAGATTACAATGAGTTTTACCTTCTTTCAAACGCAAGCCACGACCAATAGATTGAAGATTACGAATCTTGCTTTTCGAAGGTGATGCAAATATAACATTTTCAATTGACGGTATATTAATACCAGTAGAGAAAGTTCCAAAGGATGCAATAATAATAGCATCACTTTCACCCTCTGTAATATGTCGTATAGATTCACGATCAGAAGTCTCTGTTCCACCGTAAACAAAAAAGATCTTTCGTTTATCATGTGCTTTGTTTTTAATAGCTTCGTAAAGAACTTTGCCATGCTTTTCAACGTATTGAAAAAGAACCAGCGTATTACCTTCAGACTTCACCGCCAGATTGCGTATGAATTTGTTTCGTGCCTCATTAGATACGATAAAATCCATTTCATCTTGGTAGGTCATGTTCTTTTGTGCTTTACGAATCTCTTCAGAATACTTCAGTATCACACATGTTATATTTAGGCTCGACAATCTTCCTGAATCCATCAACGCTTTGGTAGTGGTGACTTTGTGCACTGGACCAAACATACCTTCAAGAACCAAACGATGGACTTTCTTGTTATCAAGAGTTCCTGTAGTGCCGATACGATAACGTATGTTGTCCATCTTTTCCATTACAGTAGTTAAGGACTTGGCTTTGAACTGGTGTGCTTCATCACCAAAGATTACGTTAAACTGTTTGAACCATGCTTTAGGTTGTAGGTATACCGACTGCCATGTAGTGATTAAAACATCTTTAGTAAAGTCTTTAGTAAAACCAGAATAAAGTTTTTGACAGTGTAAAGAAGTATCCCAACCATTGGCACTCGAGTAATCTTGGAAGTCCGTGTATAATTGTTCAACCAAAGAAGTTGTTGGCACAATAATAATACACTTGAGATGATTATCTAAATGCTTGCGCATTGTAGTGTAGATAATAAAAGACTTGCCAGAGGCAGTTGGGGATAGTAGTAGCGTGCGTTCTTTGTTAAGTGCTGACCTAACTGCTTCTACTTGGTAGTCACGAATCTCAATAGGTTTACCACGACCCATCGGCTGTAAACTACGAGCATAGTCTTCAATGTCCTCATGAGATAAATCATGTTCAACTGAAACTACATTTTTATATTCAACTTCGTATCCATTGCGAACACAAAATTCTTCAACGTAAGAAATTAGACCGAGGTAAAGTGTTTTTCTTACCTGATCATATAACCTAACTTTTCCATCCCAGAGTCTTGCTCTGAATTGAGGTGTAAATCTTGCACCTGGATATTCATAGGTAAAGAAGTCTGAAAGTTCTTGTTCAATACTAGGGTCAGAGAACACACGAACATAGACTTCATCTAATTTTTCAATACTAACTTTCATCACATCCCAGCAAGAAACTTCTTCCACTCAACGCCAGTTTTAATTTGCCAATCTCTGGCTTTAATTTGACCGAGAACAGATTCAAGAAAATAAATCATTGTTTCGAGGTAATCAATTTTTACCTGCATTGTATTTAGGTCAGAGTCACCCTTCAAGAATTCATCCATTTCATTCTTGATTGGTTTGATTCCCTGCCATTGTGGCCAATTTAATTCAGTAAGTTCTTCACGAGAAAGTTCGCCACGATAGTAACGAAACTTTGCTTTACGCAACATGTTATAGTCTGAAGATAATTTAGTGTGCTTCAACTTAATATTGACAAGCAACTTAATGTATTTGGCGTGGAGTTTTGGAGTTGCTGTGGATTGTTCACCGAGATAGTTATCATCTATCTGGCAATCAACGTCCCACATTTCCTGCAATTGTTCTAAGTTCATAATATACCTCAATTAGTCGTAGTAACATTATACTACGATTCTGCAATAAAATCAAATAAATTTGTAGTAACTATAGCGGAAAGTTGCAGTTCCTACGAGATAAGGAACATCTTGATTGGTTGATTGAAACATAATTGAATCAAGTGATACTGGAAATACGTCAACGAATTGAACTGTTGCAACTGGTTGATTATTTGATCCAAGTATTTCTAATGTTGCATCAGAGTAGTTCTTTGCAAGTTCATTCAAAACACCAGATTGATCAGAATTTACAAAAGAAATATATTGATCATATGACTGAGGAAAACCTAAAGCAATAATCCAATTCCAAATTGCTCTGTAGTTTGTCATGTTCTCATCAATCATAAAATTGATATTTAAAGTATCATACGTAATATGATCACCTGGAACTGGTACAGATGCGAATGGGTTAGCAAAAGCTGGTTCGCCGAAAGTCAATCCTGGAAGATTCGCCTGTTGACAGAAGAATGTAATCGAAGGAAGTTTGAGCACAGTGAAATTAAAACCATTGGGTG